AAGTTCCTAGGTATTGATACAGCCATGCACTTGCTTCGTCCAGGTGCAAAGTGGGAAATCAGTAACAACGTCTTTACTCGGTGGGATGATCCACGGCCATGTCCAAGCATAGAAGAAGTGTATTGGGTCATTGACAAAATTCGTGAGTTTGAGGACAGCATCCCTACTATTTACACCAATGAGCAATTAAAAGAGATGGGCATAGCCAAAGAGGAATTTGAACGTGCAGTTGCATAACTTATTCCCCATTCCGGTTGGCTTTGCAGAGCTTGGTAGACCGCTGAGCGATGAAGAGCTGTTCTTCATCCGTGAGCTGCCAACAAGACCCAACATGGGTAACACCACAAGCACGAACAACTTTGTACTGCGTGACCCTGCTCTAACAAGCCTTCGTGCGTTTATCGAAGATAGTGTCTCGGATTACTTCAAAAGCACAGTCAATCCCAAGCACAACGTAAGCCTACGAGTCACGCAAAGTTGGTGTAATTACTCGGAGCCTGGGCAATACCATCACAAACATGCACATCCCAACAGCTACATCTCAGGTGTTTTCTACGTTCAGACAAACCCTGATGACAGGATTTACTTTTACCGTGATGGCTGGCAGCAGATTAAGTTTCCGCCTGAACAATGGAACCCATACAACTCTGAAAGCTGGTGGTTTGAGGCTTATGCAGGAAGATTGATTCTGTTTCCGTCAAGCCTGACGCATATGGTTCCTGAAGTCAAAGGCGATGACACAAGAATTTCACTATCGTTTAATACCTTCCCAGTCGGTGTAGTCGGGGAAGAAATGGACTTAACTGGATTAAAGCTGGAGGCGTAATGGCTCACTTTGCCCGTATTGATGAAAATGGTGTGGTGCAACAAGTTGTCGTGGTTGACAATAAAGACACCTCTGATGCTTCCGGCGTGGAGAAAGAGCATATCGGCGCAGCGCATCTGGAAAAGATCCTTGGTGGCACTTGGAAGCAGACAAGCTACAACGGCAACATGCGTAAGAACTACGCAGGGATCGGCTACACATACAGGGCTGACATTGATGCCTTTGTACCGCCACAGCCTTTTGCCAGTTGGACGCTTAACGCAGACGCTCAGTGGGAGCCTCCGGTAGCAATGCCTTTCGATGGCAAAATGTATAGTTGGGATGAGGCAACTTTGACATGGGTTGAAAATGGACTCTCAAACGCTCCTTAACGCTGTCTTTGGCATTTTGTGCACTGCTTTTGGTTGGTTCTTCCGAGTTATGTGGGAGGCTCAACAAGAACTACAAAAAGACTTAGGCGAGTTGGAAAAAGGTTTACCCCATACTTACGTCTTAAAGTCTGATTATCAGCAAGACATCACCGAGATCAAGATTATGTTGAGCAGGATCTTCGACAAACTTGATGCCAAAGTAGACAAATGAGTTTTGAGTCGGCCTTTGACAAGATGATTCAGGACGAAGGTGGCTATGTCCTGCATAAGATACAAGGCGACACCGGTGGTTTGACCTACGCAGGGATTGCAAGAAACAAAAATCCGCAGTGGCCGGGATGGGGCTTTATCGACAGAGACGAAACCCCACCAACTCAAATGGTCAGGGACTTTTACAAGTCTGAATTCTGGGATCGCATACAAGGCGACCAACTGAATCCTGTTGTTGCTTCTTCTATCTTTAACTTCGCTGTGAATGCGGGCGTTTCTGTGGCTTCTAAACTAGCCCAGATATGCGTTAAAACAGCCCCAGACGGCGTTATCGGGGCTAAGTCCATACAAGCCCTCAACCAGATGAACGAGGAGCTCTTTGTGGCTTCCTATGCCCTTGCGAAGATCGCTAGGTATCGTGACATCGTAATGAGAGACCGAAGCCAAATTAAGTTTCTTTTAGGCTGGCTCAATCGAGCACTCAAGCTGTGAACATCCTCGGCATATCCTCTGTCGTTGAGTCTGTCGGTAAGGTTATCGGCGACCTTCACACATCCGATAAAGAGCGGATGGAGCTTGAGCTTGAAGCTAAAAGAATAGATCAGGCTGTCGACCTCGGTCAGATGGAAGTCAACAAGGTTGAGGCGGCAAATCAGAATCTCTTTGTGGCTGGATGGCGACCTGCTATCGGTTGGGTTGGCGCAGGCGCGATGGCCTATCAGTTTCTCCTTTATCCCATTCTTGTCTGGGCGTGGGTCTGGCTACAGGCTGAGGGTTATGTACCCAAAGAAGTAAAGCCTCCTCCTATGCTGGATACAGAGGCTCTGTGGGTTATTTTGAGCGGGATGTTGGGGATTGCTGGCATGAGGAGTTTCGAGCGCGTGAAAGGTGTAGCTCGGTAAGTTTCCGCTTCACCATCTCTCCTACTGCCTCCCCGTGGTGTTTTGCAATCTTTTCGATTAGCGGTAACCGAGCCGCACGAGGCTTCGATAAAAGCCAGTTAGCCCAGTCTTGTACGACATACGGCATAGCAGCCTCATAAGCCTGCGCAATTTCCGATCTATCACTGGACTTCACCGCTTTGATGATCTCCAGCCATTGCCCACGATCTAAAGGCCCGATGCTTTTCGATGGTGTCTGGGCATTCTGTGGAGGGAGGTCTCCAGCCGTGTTCGCGCCAGATCTCCTCGACGGGTCTAAAGGTTCTAGGGGTCCTTTGGCTTTCAATGAGTTCCTTCCAGTTCATAGCTTCTCCATTAGATTATCTACTTCAGTCAAAAAATTAACAACGTCCGTTTCTAGGCTCTTAATATCCTCCTCAGACGGCTCAAAACGCACCACAAAGAGCTGTAGTCTCTCCGGGAGTCTAGGATCAAAGGAAACGAAATCGACCCACCTGCGACCCGTACAAGCCATCTGAGCCATCATCTGATTCTTGTAAGTTGTAGGCACTTCTCCCGCGGTCAGATAAGAGATATGCGTTGAGGTCTTAGGGCACTTTATTTCTATAAGCCCATCTTCGACTAGACCATCAGGGCTTGCAGCAAAGTAAGGGATTGCCGGGTGATCGACGATAGCGATCTGTTCCACCCATCGACCCGTCTTTATTTGATACGCGGCTCGTGCAAGCGGTTCGTTCAGTGTTCCCCACTCCATATAACTGTTCGTAAATGTCTCGGCTACCGTTCCTGTCAGTCTTTCTGCAAGGATGTCTGCGATGTAGTTCGCTCGTGTAGCTGTTCCCTTTTTAGCTCGCGCATCTGAGACGCGGGAAGCTGTCACCTTCCCCAACCGTGCAAGCCTCCACTCCTCGGTTCCTTGTTCCATCAGAATGCGATCTCGTCATCGTCGTCTTTTCGACCTTTTTGACCGAGCATCTGGAGAGTCTCAGCAATGATCTCGGTGGTGTATCTGTCGACACCTTGTTTGTCTGTCCACTTTCGAGTCTGTAAACGTCCTTCTATGTACAACGGCTTTCCTTTTTGAACGTACTTCTCGATGATCTCGGCGAGCTTTCCATAGGCAACAACACGATGCCACTCGGTTTCTTCTTGCGGCTCGCCCTGTTTGTTTTTCCAGCGATTAGTTGTCGCCAGCGTGAGATTCGCTAAAGCCGTTCCTGCTTCCGTATATCTGCACTCAGGGTCTTTGCCTACGTTGCCAATCAAGATCACTTTATTTACTGATGACATTCACTATTCCTTTTTCAAATAACCAACCAATCGTTTTCCTGTGAGCTTCTTCCCACGCTTGCCTTTTCTCTTCTTTCCCTGCGCCTCCCTGATCTATCTGCATGTGGCATCTGTAACAAAGCGCAGCGACCCGAAAATCGTGTGCCTTGATACCCGTTCCTTTTCCGTCTTTCTGTTGATTAGAGTGAGCCGCGACAACCGTTCCATCCTCGACACCACAGAGCCCGCAGGGTAGTTCCCTGCAAGCCTCTAAGAGTTTCTTAGACCGCCAGTTCACGCCGTGTTCCTAATGTCGGCTCTCAGATTAGCCTGCTCCGATCTCCAGATCTCAATCCTTGCCTGCGCTGCGATCAGGTCCCACCGTAACTTCTCTTCGATCTCGACGGCCTGCTTAAGCCCGTGTAAGAGTTCTAAATACTCCGGGTGAGCGTAAGCATCCCTTTCCTGAGCACCTAAAGCGTTCTCAAGACTAGCCTTCATCAGGATAGCTTTCTTAGACTTCCTGAACTCTTCTAAATAGACCCGTTGGGCTTTAGCATCGGCGAACTGCCGAGCGTGCTTAAGGATGTAATCAACGGCTTTATGAGGGTCTTTCATACGTCTACAAATTGATGGATAGGAATATGAACACAAGGAACAACATCATCAGGATCTCCTCTATCTGTACGGCCTCCGGGCAAA